AAATTATCTAAAACTCCTCCCACACCCTGCATTGCTTGTACAAAATCAGGATCTGCATACAATTTTGTAAGATTAGATTTCATGTGTGGACCAAGTCTTGGCATCTTCATTATTTGTGCATAATCTAATTTACCTGCATTTCGTGCTTCTTCTATGCTTCTATACAACCAACCATTTTTTAAACCCATGTTGGCAATATAGTCTGCAGCTCTTTTGTTTGCTAACGCAGATATCATTTCACTTGTTGTGAAAGAAACACTTGATCTTAAATTAGCTTCTGGTCCTAATAATTGTTTAACAGCATCAGGTAATTCATCTCCTGTTTTCATAAACTTATAGTTTTTAAAGTTTACTAATTTACCTATTTCTTTTAATTGTTGTAATGGATTTTTGCCATCAGCCCTACCTGCACGTAAAATAGACTCAACAACCATTTTTGCAGATTCTTTGTAAGCTTCATCTATTTTTTTACTTGGAAACTGTGCCTCAGCATTTAGTCTAGATGTTTTATCTTTTTTAATTACATTTTTAGCAACCCAATCCACAGCTTTATTATATACTGCCTGGTCAGGTGCATAGTTTGGATTTGTAAAAGTCGCAAAAGATTTTAAAAGATAACTTTGAACTTTATCTATTTCTATATTTCTAAGATCTCTAGTTACAGCATCTCCTTCTTTACCTTTCGGTAACATTTTTTTAAACTCATCCATTGTATTTTTAATTTCTTGTTTAAGATCTTTAGACAAACTTTGAAGTTCTGTTGGTAAATCTTGTAGTTTTCTTTGATTTCTTAAAAATTCATCTACCTGATCTAAAAAATGTTTTTGTAATGCAGGTGATGCTTCATTAGAATTGTACTGATTTTGAAATTTTTTTGCTAAATTATATGCTTTATTATCTATACCTTCTAAAGTTCTATCCATCTTTCTAGCTCTACCTTTAATATATAACATTACCTTTTCAGATACACCTTCTATATCTTTTGGTAGTTTTCCGTATGATCTAAAATAAGATAATACGTTATCTAATCTTTTTAAAACTCTCTCTTCTTTGATGGGTGATTCAAGAGATCGTAATCTCCATTGTTCAAATGGCGGAAGTTGTTTTACAAATTTACCTGAGAATGCTGATACAATACCAGGTGCAAGTAATCTTGTTAGAGTAAAATCTGTTGCTGTTCTAATACCTTTTGCTGTTCTTTTTACAACAGGAGCTACAGCTTCTCTTGATCCAAGATAAGATATTGGTCTAAACACAGTTGTATTTATACCTTTAGCTCCTAGACTTGCTGTTGTTTTAACGAATGGTGCAAGACCATATTTGTAACCAAGTTGAAGTCCTTTTCCTACAAGAGGAAAACCACCACCAATTATCAAACCCTCTTGTCCATATTTAATTTTGTTTCTAAATCTAGCTGCAGCTTTTTCTTTACCTTTCAAACCTTTTGTATCTTCTGGTTCAAAATAAAAAGATTCTCTTCCAGGTTCTGATACTAAGAAATCTGTAGATCCAATAACAGTTGCTCCTTCAATAGCTCTGGCAGCTATCTTACTAACTTTTCTAGCTTTAGTTCCTTTGATACCTTCTATAACTTTTTTAATTTGTGCAGCTGTTTTTGTTCTTCGTATTACTTTTTGTATGATACCACCGGGCACAGCAAACTGTGTCATTAAACCAACAAGATCACCTCTCCATGTTTCAGGTTCTTCTGGTTTTTTGTCTTTCATCATTTTATCAAAACCTTCTAAAAAGTCTGTACCAAATGCATAATCAAGACCAGTAAATAATGTGTCTTTTAATCCATATTCTAAATCAAAACCACCTGTAGCTACCCCTTTTCTAATCTCATCAAGTATTGATATATAATCTCTTTCTTTTTTATCTTTTAGACGTTCTCTAACATCTACAGGTTTACCTTCTTTTTTACTTAAAACAGTGTTTAAAAATAACGTAAGATTAGGAGAACCATCTGTAATTAATCTTGCCATACTTTTATCGTCACCAAAAGGATTTAATGGTTTGAGATATTTAACAGGTTTTTTAGGTTCTGATATATTTTCTAAAGCATTAAGAAAAGAATTTTTAAATTCGTCAACGTTTCTGACTTCACCTTTTTCTGTTTTGGATCTTTTTCTTTCCTCTTCTAAAGCCTGGTCGGTTTTAAATCTTTCAATAGCAGTATCGGCCATGTTATGCCTCTTGCGGTAATACTAAATTAACACTATACTTTTGATTAAATTGATCTACGTCTTGTTGTGTTGCAATAGTTGCAAAGTCTTCTAACGCCTCTGGACTAGCAGCTATTAATCTTACAACATCATCAGTTATTTCTTTTGGTAATCTTGCTCTTAATGTATCATAGTCTATAGGCATTTTTCTTGTTGGCATTGTTTCTTGGTCCGTGGTCGCTGGTGCCATACTCATGTCTGCTCCACCACCTACATTGTAGCCTATTCTACCACCATCAGCATTTGCTTCTCTTTCAGGAACTTTTTGAAAGAATTCATAGTATCTTCTGTATGCTTCTTTTAATAGTGCAGGGTCTTCATCACCTTTATATTTAAGTGATCCATCTTCATTTGTTTCTTCTTCTAATACTGTAATAATCGAATCAAGAACATCTTCTGCAAAATCAGTATTACTCATTAAAGATTTACCTGTAGCATTTTCTTTTGTTAAGAAATCTAGATTAGCTTGTGTTTGTTTTATTTTTAAATCAATTGCACTTTTAGCTTCTTCAGTTAAACCTGGTTGTTCTAATTGTTTATTAAGATCAGCAAGACTTGCTATTTCTTTTTTAATAACTTTACCTATCTCTAGTTTAGCATATGTCTTACCCGCACCACCATCATCTGCACCAGCTGCCTCAGCTGCAATATCAATATTACCTTGTAATAATGTTTTGAATAAATCAGCTTCTGCTGCTTGTTTACTTAATCTTTCTTGATCAAGATCAGCATATAATTGTTTTGTTGGATCTTTTGCTGCACCTGCTGCTGTAGCGATTAGTCCACTAAATCCTCTACCAGTTGGTGGTCTGCTTGCAAGATCTAAACCAAAGTTAATTAAAAATCTATTTAATGCTTCTCCTTTTGGTCTTTGTATATAAGGTTGATATGCTGCAATATTTTCAGGTGTCATCTGCTCTCTTGTCTTACCTAATAAATCAGGTAGATCCAAAGGTGGTTGAGAATACTTACCCGGCTCGTTTACCAAACCTCTTTTTGGTTTATCTAATCCTGATGTAATACCTTCAGAAGCAGAGCCACCCATTCTAAACATTGGTCTTTTTAAAGTTCTGTTCATGTTATCCTGGTGGTGGTTTACCCGTATTAATTACAGTTGTTGGTGCACCTGCATTTCTAACTGTTCCATATATACCTGCAAGTGTAGAACCTATTCCTAACGCTGATTGCAACGGCGTTGGATTAGGCACGTTTGTTGTTTGGAATTGTGCAGGGTAGCCACCCATAATGCCTGTTACTTGACCTGCAAATCTATCTAATTGTTCTTGTGGTAAGAACGTTGCTTGTCTTGTAGCTTCTCTCTGTGCGTCTAGGCCTGCTTGTGTTAACGATCGATCAACAGCGCCCAGCTGACCTAAAGTTGAAACGTCTGCTCTTTGTAATCCAGGGAGTGCTCCTGCTAATCCCATTTGATTTGCAAAATTCTGTTGTGCAGCTGCTTGTGCTTGACCAAAACCTTGTTGTAATAATCCTGCTTGTAATGCTGCTCTATTTCTATCTGATGCTGCATCGTATTCTGATAGTGCAACACCTTCTCTACCACCACCAAAAGCTCCTGATACTGCAGCTCTATCTCTTATTGTTTGTCTTTGTTGTGCAGCTTGTCTATCAAACTCTGCAAGTGATGTATCGATCACTTGTTGTTGATATGGTGACATAAATTGTTGAAAAGCTTGTGGTCCAGTTGATGCTTGTGCTGCTTGTATAAATGGTTCGAATGATCCAAGACCTTGTGTTGCTCTTGTTCTTGCGTCTTGTTCTCTTTGACTTAGACCTGCTATCTGTGGTGCAAGTCCTGATAATGCTTGTTGTCTTTGTTCAAAGCCCAATGCTGCTCTTCTTTGAGCATCAAATAAACCTTGTCTTGTTTTAAATTGTTCTGCTGTTTCAAAAGATTGTTGTGTTGGTTGAGCCATGGACCCTAGTCCGGCTAAACCTGTTGTTACTACGGGTACACCCGATTGGGCTACTACCTGTTCAGCAAGATCTTTACCTAGATCTTCGACAAATTGTGCTGGTAGATTTCTTGTTGTTTGAACAGCCATTATAATACTTCCTCTAGTCGTTTTGATGTTTGAAACATTTTTCTAGCGCCATCTAATCCTTGCGATTCTTCAGATACGTCACCTCCGGATTCGAGGTTTTTCATCATATTATACATAACTTCTGCGCCTTTGTCTACACTGCCATCACCTGCATTTCTAACAGCATCAGCAGTAAATACAAACTCATTTTTAGATAGTCTAGCAGGCACATCGTCAGCTCTTTCCATTCTACCCATGTCTACAAAACCACCTGTTTCTCTATAATCTTTTTCTTTACCATCCATGTCTATTAATGGCATAGTTTTTTTAGCTACTGGTTCTTTCATAGAACCACCTTCAGCAGCAAATCTTCTAGGTGTAAACAGATATGGATTGGCTCTTATTCTATCTATTTCTAATTTAGGGCCTCTGTCCATATCTTCTTCATCGTCTTCTTCTTGTTTACCAAATAAAAGTGGTGCTGCTGATAATGCAGCTATACCTGCCATAGCTCCTGGACCTGTTAATTTAGCTAAATTAAATTTTCCGCCTTCAAACATAAAAGGCATAAATTTATCTTTAAAAAAACTTGTTCCAGATAAACCTTTAAAACCCGTTCCTGGTATACCAAAAGTTCCTGCATATAATAATGCAGCCTTACCTATTGGTGATTTAACAATCTTTTTAACAGCTCTTGTTGCTTTCTTAACTAATTTACCTAGACCATACATTTGTCTACCTGATTCAATATCCATGATCCCACCTACAGGTGCATCTTCTGTCATACCACCATCAGCTAATAATCTAAACATTCTACCAGTGTTTTCTTTTTCGTCAGCATCAGCGTCAGCTGCATCATCTGTCATGTTTGCTATTGTTCGTGGTATAATAGGAAGAGTTTGACCTCTGTCGTCTCCTGTATTTAAAGGATTACCATATGCATCTATTGTATTAGCATTTCTTTGATTCATATAATCTTTAAAAGCTTGATTCTTTTCTGTTAAACTCATGTTATCAAAACGTTCTTGTGTTAATGGTCCACCTTTGTAATTAAATCTACCTGCTTCTAAAACAGTGTTTTTATCTTTTCCAAAAATACTTTTGTAATTAGGGTCCGCAAAAAAACCTCTAGTTTTTACAGCACCTTTTTTTAAAGGTTGTTCAAACGGCTTTAAAGTTAAAGGTAAAAAACTTTCTCTTGTCATTGGATCGTTAAGAAAAAGATCTAATTCTGCTTCTGTATCATCTTTTTCTCCAAAAGGGTCATCTAAAGAAAGATATTGATCTATATATTTAGCTCCCATTTTTTTTCTTCGATCCATAACTTTTCGAGCTTTAATTTCTTCTTGTCTTTTTTCAAATGCTTCTATTGCTTTTTTAGCAATTTTGTCTGCACCTCTATCAGGACCTCTAGGATCTGCGTCTCGTGTATCTATTCTACCAGTTGTCCCACTTGGTCCTTTAAATTGTTGAGTTATACCTCTTTCTCTATTCGTATTACCACCACCTCTTTCAACAGAACCTGCTTTTGCTGCTCCTGCTGGAGTATCACTTCTACCACCTTGATATCCACCTGGTCCACGATAACCTGGTCGCTTACCATCCATTGGTGGATTTACAAGTTGTTTGAATTGTTGCGCGTTTGTAATTGCCATTAATCTTCGTCCTTATCAGATGATGCACCAATAGCCGGTATCTTTGCTACTTTGATTTTTACCGATCGTGTTACATCTTCTCTTACTGTATCTGTGTCTGGATTAGCAATGTCGTCTTCTGCTTCCTTATCTGAGTTGTATTCGTAATTTGTTTTTGTATTTCTTAAAACTATTTCAGCTTCACACTTAACAACAGGTACCTCTTTACCATCAATCGTTACGTATTCTACTGATCCTTCTTCTTTAAATGCCATATTAGTTCCTATTTATTTGTAGCACAGAAATGACAATATGTAACCTGTCCGCTGTGGCTGCTGTTGCTTTTAATATTTCAGCTTCTTGTATTATAAGGGGTTGTGATAATAACTCAACTGTTTGATTAGTCGAAATAGCCTTTGTTTTAAACAAACTAAACACCGATGCCCCAGCTGTTAATGTTAAAGTTATGGTATCTCCACTACCAGAATCGTCAGAAACTAGTATAGATTTTATAATACTAGTAGTAGCAGAAGGCCCTGTATAAACCGTTGTTTCACTATTGGTAGTTAGATCTACCTTTGCATTTGTATATATATTAGCCACTTAAAAACCAAGAGAATCTCTCTTGCTCCTGTTTTAGTTCATCTAGAAACGTTGAGTTTAATTGTTCTTTCATAAGTGTCAACGATCTATTTATTTGTTTTTGATTTGAAAAATCATATTGTTCTTTTGGTTCTGGTATTCTAACAGTTATCTTTGCCATTATCTTCTACCATCCGGTTGTATATCTAATCTAAATGTACCAAATCTCCATGACTCACTTGCATTTACATTTTCTATTTTTAAACTAACAAATCTACCTCTAGCTCTGGTATCTTTTTTTGTTGTGTTAGAATTTACTGTAAAAGGACTATGTGTTGATACTGTAGATGTTTGTTGTGGATATCTTTTTATATCAAGACTTATTTTAGAATTACCTTGTAGTGTTTTAAAATCTGGTACAAATCTTCTGACTGCAAGAAATACCTCACCTGCAACTTGTGGACCTGTAGCTTTACCTTTTGCATCTCTTTGTCGTGATTGTAAATCTATATCATAAGATTCAATTAATGACGTTACTGTTGTAGTTGTACCATTTGGATTTACTTGATCTGTACCAACTTCATGTTCAAAGTAAGTTGTTTGACCTAAACCTGATTCTCCAACAATCACAGGAAATGTACCACTTGCATTAACATCATATTTTGTTGCATATGGATTTGGATAAATAGTTGCATCCATCCATGATGTTCTTGCTTCTGTTCCTGTATACCAAACACCACCTGGCACTCCTGGTGATTCTCCAAAATTAAATACAACATACTTATCATTATAGTCTGAAGTAGCTGATGGATAATACCATGTTATTTCTGTAAAAAGATTATTTAATCCTGCAGATACTTGTTGGCCTTTTGTTGTATCAAAATTATCAAATACAAAATCTTCAACCGTACAAGGCAATGATTTTACTGTACCATCGTAAAGAAAGAAACCTTTTGGACTTAACCAAAACGCAGCTCCATCTATTTCAATAACAGCATTCTGTCCTATCAGTCCACAGTTTGTACCAACTTGCTCTACAGCAAACGTAAAAGGAGAGCCAATAAACTTCATTGTATACAATGCATTGTCAGTCCATATTAGAATAACTTCTTTTGCTTTTATAGCTCCTATAATTTTTGTGCCGTCTTGTAATCTTTGTGTGCCTGCAGTATTAGTTGCAGAAGGTGAATAAGTATTAATATCTTCTTGATCTGAGAATCTTATAAACATATCGTCTTGTGAATCAGGTGTACCAACAATTGTTTCTGTGCCTAAATGAATTAAGTGTCTTGTAGTTGGTGATATAAGAGTAACTCTTGTTTTTGTAGGATTGTTACCTGTTGCAAAGTTAGTTGTTGTTGTTGATGCACGAGTTGTTAATCTTTGTGATATACCAGAGTTCCATGTAAATGTTTTACCATTTAATATAGTTGCAACTAAGACTTCACCAAAATTATCTAATGACCATAATCCAGGTTCTAGTGTAACATCAGATGCAGCTGCTGCTTCGCCCCAGTTACCATTACTCCAAGGATCCATACCCCAACCATAACCATACGTTTGTGCTCGTGGTCCTACTGGTTCGTATGGTTTTATACTTAAACTACCACCTGTTGATACAGTGCCACTTGCATTACTAGATTGATTAATTGTAAACGTTCCTGTTGTTGGTACAGAAATAACTTGAAAATTTTTATCTTCAAAGTCAGCGTTAGTAAAACCTGTACCACCAGGTAATGTTACAGAATCTAATTGCACTATATCTCCAACAGCTACGCCATGTGCTGCTTTTGTAATTGTACACGTTGGTGATCCACTTGTTGTTGCAATAGTTGCAGATGTTAAAGTTGTTTTAAGAGGTGTAATATCGTAAAGCTGACCTTCAAAGTATATTAATAAAAACTTATCTGTTCCAAGGGCCACGTACCGGTTACCATCGTTATCAACAAACGCATGCTGTTTTCTAGCAACACCGACTATTGTATCTGTAACTAGTGATGACCAACCACCGACTTTTTCTGGTAAACCATATCTAAATCTTACATTGTCAGAATCAACCCAACGGTTTTCTGCACCAGCTTCTGTCTGTTGTTTATCGATTCCAGGTTTAAATTTAAACTCTACTAGAGCCATCAGTAGCTCCTATATTTTAGTTTTATAAGCCCAACCTCTAGTCGCATTAACATAAACTAAAGTAAATGCTGAGCCGTTTACACTGACTACTAGGTTCGATGCTGAGCCTAAAATGTTGGAACCATTTCTGCCTATGGTTAAGTTGTTAGAATTAAAAAAACTTTTACTATCTATAAAATGCACTTCATCACCAACAGCAGGTGATGCAGGTAAATTTACAGTTACTGTTGAAGAACTTGTATCAACTAACACTTGATCATCAGCAACAGCTGTATAAGTTCCTGTTGTAGTTATGTAACCTTTTCTACGAAGACCTAAATTTATATTTGTACCATCTGAATAAACTAAAGAAGTTGATCCAACAGGTAAACTTAATCCTGTGCCAGATACAGTTTTAAAAGTTAAAGTATATCTATTTGTAGTTCTATCGGTAGCGTCTTCAACTACGTATACTCTTTCGACTGAATCTGGAACCGTTACAGTTCTGTTAGCCGCAAGAGTACCCGTTAGTTTTAAGTACAGGTTTTTACCATTTGATACAGCTCCATTAGAAATCGCTAATGCTTGATCAGACGATGCTACATCTATTGAGATGTAACCAGATGAGGCTTGTTCTAATTGCTGTAAATTGGTGTTAGTTATAGTACCCCATGTACCTGACTTCTCACCAGTAGTCATTAATTCTAATTTTAAATTACTCGAAAATGTTGATGCCATAATTCTCCTATGGGTTTAATGGGTCAATCGGGACCCACGTCCCCGTTGCGTTTGGATCTATTGGGTTCCAAGATACCACAGAAACACTACCTAATGCAAGGTTAAATCTTTTGCCTGTCACATTAACTCCAGACCCTGCATCTGCATTTCCAACAGCTATATTTACCCTTTTTCCATTTACTAATACCGTTACGTTCTGAATACCGACGCCAGCAAAGGTAGTTGATGCAAAAGGTGTTGCTCCAAAAAACATATTATATCTCCGTCCAAACTTGTGTTGCGTTAGTAGCTATCTGATCCCATTGTCTAATTGTTATATCAGATGTTCCTATATCAAAACCTTCACCAGTTGGTAAAGCTTTAGCTTTAGCTATTACTGTAACATTACTTGTTGATATATTAAATCTCTTACCTGTAACAATCGCTGTAGCATTTGCCTTGGCTGTAGCGTTACCTATCGCTAAATCAAAACCATTACCTGTAACAGATAAATTACATTTACCTATAATCGTTACATTGCCAATACCTAGATCTAATCCTTGACCAGTTATATCTGGTTTAGCTCCAGCTTTTGTAGTAACTGTTCCTTTAGCTATTTCAAAACCATTACCTGTAACTGGTACATCTTTAGGTATAGAAGCTTGAGCATTACCGATACCTAATTCTAATTCATTACCAGATAATACTTCTCTTGCTTTACCAATAATACTTACATTACCAGTAGATATATTTACTCGATTACCTGTGACTGAAAAATTAGCATCTCCAGATATTGTAGAGTTACCAATATTTACATTTAATTGTACACCTTGAAGACTTACAAATGCGTTAGGATTAAAGCCTACATCTGAGAAGGCTGCTGCCGAAAAGGGAGTAGCACCAAAATACATGCGAGGTTACCTCGCAGTTGCTGGAATATTATTAGTTCCTACTATGGGTGCTTCAGCAAATGCTAAACAAATCACCTGACCAGTATGATTGTTAAAACTTACTCCATTTGATCTAATTTTAATACCATTTGAAAGTAAATCTATTTTGTCATCACTAGAAAGAGTTTCTGCACCTGTTGTTTCTGCTCTTAATCTATAATTTTGATCATTATATCCATTTCTTTTGTTGTCATACATATGCCAATTTCCACTACTACCAGTTATTTTAAAAATAACAAATGCTGGTTTAAATCCAGTGTAAAGAAATGGACCATCTGAATTATTATTAGCAGTGTATGTAAAAAATTTAGAATAACCTTTTTTTTCTGCAAAACAATAAGCGATATATTCTGTTCCTGAATAATTTTGATTTTGATTACTGCTTGATCCAGCTTTGAGTAATAATCTTCCAGCAGTTGTTCCTTTGTTTGGTGTTCCACCAGTTGCGTTAGTTGTTAATGCAGCATTTGAATTTAACAAGAAACAATTATCTTGAGCATCTGTAACACCATTAACATAAACTAACCATTGAGTTGTAGTACCACCAGATGTTAATGGTTTTAAGAAAACTAATTTTAATTCTTCTGATAATCCAGTTCCTATCTCTTGATTACTATTTGATCCATTACCAGTCCATTTAACAATACTGAATCCAGCAGTAGTGTTTGCTGATACACTGGAATTTATATCACCATCTGTATTTGCTGCAGCTGAGCCGCCACCTTTCCAATTCCATGATGCAATATTCCTTCCATTGGTATTAATATTGCTATGAGAACCAACAGTAAAACCATCTGTTCCAAAAGCAGTTAAACCAGTTGCTTCAGTTCCTTCTACATCACTTGTATTTGAAAAAAGAGTTTTTGTTACACCTCTTACTGCGTCTGTCCAAAAATGGTAACCAGTAGCATCTCTATCCTTAATCCAAACTAAATCAGGCTGAAATCCAACTCCAGTTATGGCATTGGTTCCACCATTACCAGTATAAAGTTTAGTATTAAAATGGTCTGTCGATTTATTAATTGTAGTATAAGCCATTATAAGTTTAATCCTTTTGTTGATAACGCAGTATAGCCCGCCGGAACATCATACTCAAAAATTCCATTATTACTAGCATTAGTTCCTGCACTAGATACTGCTGTTGTTCCAAAATAACCATTACCAAAATTACATTCAAAAGTACATACTGCACCACCACCATCTGATAAAACTAGAAAATATGTTTCTCCTGTTGTTAAATCAAATGCTGATCCTGTACCTGTAGAACCTGACGTTGGCACACCACTGTTTTGATATGTACCATTTTTATGAAAATATAATTTGTGATTATCTAAATCTAATGCAACACCTATAATATCACCAACAGTATAACTATTTCCATAAGAACTATTTGAACCATTATTAAATTTATTTCCATTATATCCATAATATAAATAAGTAGGTGCTGCATATTGCGCAGAAGCAGTTGTACCTTGTCTAGCCATTTCAAATGGATCATAAGATACTCCTATAAAAAATGCGTTGGTTGAAGTTGTAGCAGATAATTTAACTTCAAAATACCATTTTCCAGATGATGCACCTAAAGTTGATGCACCACCAAAATGACCAGGATCAGCATTCATTGTTGCAACTTTTGTATTTCCAAAAGAAAATGTCGGAGCATTAGATGTTGGTACAATTAAAGGATTTAATGTAGCAAAAACATTGCTTGGATTATCTTGTGTAGGTGTTAAAGTACCAGTAGCTGTCCAGTTGTTACTATTAGGTGATTGATCTGTAATTCCAGCATTATCTTTAAAAATCCAATATCCAGTTGTGCCATAAGATACACTTGGTGTAGTGTTTATTTTCCACTCTCCAGTTGTTGCATCTGTTTCTCCAAAAGCTGAAGGTGTATAAGCATAACCATCCGTAAAATGCACGTGAGACATTATTCCGTCAAAACGAACATACGCACTACCAGAACTTTGATAACCACCGATGGTATGAACTCCATTTGAATTGTATCCCATATCAGAATCCTGACTAATGCTTGATCTATTATCACTATCAAACACGGTTTCCTCTACGCCATTTATATATAATTTTAATCTGTTAGCTGCTGTTGCTTGTGCAGTGTCCATAACAATAACTATATGATACCAAGCATTAACATCTCTAAAGGCTCTTTTTGTATTAAAAAATACTACTGTCCAAGCACCAATATTTAATTGACTATCATTATCAAAATATGCGGAAAGATACCCAGTATTATTTGAACCACTATACCCACTCCATAAATATGTATTTGCACTTGGAACAGCACTAAATTTAATCCAAGCACTCCAAGTCCATTTTTTTCTATTACCACCTGATGGTGTTCTTTGTATGAGTGTACTAGCCATTAGTTAAATTGTCCTCCTCCTGACGCACCGTGAGATATGATAATGTTAAACT